CCGCAGAAGCTCGAGTGGCAGGCCAGAATGCTGATGCGGCCGTTTTGCAGACCCGAAGGGTTCGCGTTCGTGGGGGTGCGCGGATGAAGACGCTCATGGAGAGCATTTTGCAGGGCTACGGGAGTCTTGTGACGGTGCGTGACGGGCAGAGTGCACGGACGTTTCGGGCACTGGTGCAGCCGGTGACGGAAAAGGGCTGGCAGGCGACAAGGAAGGTCATCGAGACGCTCGGTAAGGTCCAGAAGGGACAGTATGTGTACATTGGGCCTGCGGACGTGGAGCTTCGCGCGGGGCAGAGGCTCGAGACGCAGGGAGAGGAATTTCTTGTGCGGCGGTGCGAAACGCGGTACCTGGCGGATGAGGCGGTCTATGTGTGGGCGCTTCTTGTGAAGGCGGGAGGTGAAGCGGCGTGGAGCAGCTGATGGAGGCAGTCCTGACGTGGCTGAAGGACGCGGGCTTTCAGGCAGTGCGCCGGATGCCGGAGGGGGAGTTTCCGGAGCTTTCCGGCGCAGTTGTGGCCGTTGGCCTTGAGAAGGCGGAGGCGACGGACGCGGGGCTTTATTCATATCTGGGCGTGACAGAGATGGACGGAAAGACGGTTTCGATCTATGGACGGCGGCTGGAGGCGCAGGTTGCGATGGAGGTCGTAAGCCCGGAGAATTTGGGCGCGAAGGCGTGCATGGAGGCGTCCGGCGCGCTTCTGACGAAGCTCTCCGGCGGAATTCCGGGGCTGGCGATTGCGAAGACAGTTATGGAGGGCTGCCGGTTCGAGGCGGATATGGACTGCTACTGCTGCAAGATGACGGTGACGGCGCTGGCGTATGTCTATGCGCTTGCCAATGAGGAAGAGACGGAGTTTACGGACTTTATGCTGAAAGGAGAGGTACGATGAGTCTTGTGTACCATGAAAGACCGGGCGTGTATTCGAGCTATGACGCGTCGTCGGTGATTGGAAGAGGCACGACGGAGCGGGTGATCGCGCTCGTTGGCAAGGCGGAGGCGAAGGCGGGACTTTACCGGCTGCATTCGTATTCGGAGGCAAAGGAGGCGTTCGGAGAAGCGAGTGAGCTCGGGCGCATGGCGAAGATTGCCTATCAGAACGGCGCGGGCACGGTGCTGGCAAGCCCTGTGGCGGCGGACGCGCTGGCGGATTATCAGGCGGCGTTTGCGCTGATTTTCGCGGAGAAGGAAGCAAGCTTCTGCGTGGCGGCGAGCAGTTTAGAGACGGTGCAGAAGGCGCTGCGCGACGCGGTGGAGGCGGCTTCCGCGCAGAATGCGGAGTGTATCGGGCTTGTGGGACTGTCCACACCGTCTGTCAAAGACCTGACCGACCGGGCGGCGGTGCTGAACTCGGAGCGCATGGTGCTCGTTGCGCCGGATGTCTACGTATGGGGCGAGACAGAGGCGGCGGGCGGCTTCATGGCGGCGAGCGCTTTGGCGGGCGTTCTGACCGACCAGTCTGACCCGGCGCTGCCGCTCAACGGACAGGTGCTCTACGGCGTGACGGGTGTGAGCGCGGTGTATGAGGACACACAGATTGACGCGCTGGTCACCGGCGGCGTGACAGCGCTCGAGTGCTGGGGCGGCAAGGTCAGCGTGATGCGCGGCATTACGACGAGGACGAAAACCGGCCAGACGCAGGATGCGACGTTCCGCGAGCTGGGGACGATTCTGATTGTGGACGATGTGGTTCCGGCCATCCGAAGAAGCCTGCGGGCAAAGTTCACACGGGCGAAAAACAATGCGCTGACGAGAAACGCCATCCGAAGCCAGGTGATCGTGGAGCTGGAGGACCGCATCGAGCGCGAGATCATCGAGGGATATGACAATCTGACGGTGACGGCGCTGGAATCGGACCCGACGACGTGTCTGGTGGAATTTGAGTTTACGGTTGTACATGGGCTGAACCGGATTTTCCTGACGGCCCATATCAGTGTTTGAGGAGGATGGGTATGGCGATTCGGAAAATTCCGACGACGGCGGATATTTATCTGGAAGTGGACGGCGTACGTGTGGCGGTGGTGCAGAGCTACAAGGTGACGGCGAGCCGGGAGAGCAAGGCCATTTACGCGTTCGGCCAGTCCGAGCCGGTGACGACGATTCGCGGGCAGAGCCAGTATACGCTGGAGCTGACGCGGATCTACGCGACGGATGAGGCGATTCGGGATGGGCTGAGCTTTGCGGATATGGGAGAGTTTTCACTCGTGATCTGCAAGCCGGACCGGAACGTGATCTACACGGGCTGCCAATGGAAGAGCTTGCAGGAGAGCGCGGAGGTCGGCGGAAACGTTCTGGAAAAGGTGACGGTAGAGGCAGGCCGCCGGGTGGAAAACCTGTTATGAGGAACGAAGCGTTTTTGAGGCTTTTTGCCGGAAGCGGGAGACGGGAGCTTGGCGATGGGCTGGAGCTGCGTGTGGTTCCGGCATATGAGGTGCTGCAATCGCGCAGAGAGGCGCTGGACGCGTGCGGGGATGATGTGCAGGCGCTTGGGATCTGGATGAACGCGTGCCTTCTGGCGCGGGCGATTTACCGGGACGGCGCGCGGGCGTTCTCCGGCGGCGAGGCTTTGATGCGGGCGGCTTCCGCAGAGCAGATCGAGCGGTGGACGGAAGCGTATGCGGCGCTCTGCCGGGAGGAAAATCCTGCATGCAGCGAGGAAAACGCGAAAAAGGCGGTGCAGGCGCTGGAGCAGGAGGACTATGAGCGGCTCAAGTGGCGCGTTTTAAGGGCGTTTGGCGTTTTGCCGGGAGAGGCAAGGGCGCGGCGGATGACAGACCGGGAATATCTCTACTGCGCGGCGCAGATGATGCTCGATGAGCGGGAGAAGCTGGACGCGATGTGCCCGAGCTGCCGGGAGCGGGCGCAGAGAAGACTCTGCCCGGTATGCGGCGAGGAAATGCCGGAGGAAAACGCGGGATTTGATGAAAGGCGGTTTGAGGAGCTGAGGGATGCTGGAGTATGTGAGACGGCTTCTTCTGGCGCAGACGAGACTTGCGGCGCAGTTTGACACTGCGCCGCAGCCCGAAATTCGGGAGGTTACGCTGCGTTCAGAGCAGGAAGCAGGCGATGCGCAGGAACAGAGCACGCAGAGCCGGGAGAAACGGCCGGGGCTTATGCAGGCGGGCGCGGAGATGGATGGGACAGAGACGTGGTCCGCCGAGCAGGCGCTGCGGGAGATGGCGCGGCAGACGCTGCGGCTCGAGAGCATGCAGCTGCAAAAATCGGCGCAGGCGCAGCTGGAGCAGACGCGAAGGCTGGAGGCGGCGATGACGGAGCTTACCCAGAGGCAGCGCGTGGATATTACAGCCAGAACGCCGGACAGCGCGGCGGGCGGTATGATGGGAAGCTGCCGGCAGCGAATGGAGGTTGCGGGCATTGCGTCGGGTCCGTCGCAGCGGTCGATGCAGGAGATTTCGCGTTTTTTTGAGCGCGACGCCAGAAGATATGGATAGAAGTTTGAAAACAGCTGACGCTTTTTACATATGGAGAAGGAGAGGAAGACGATGCTGAGAATGCGGTTCGGGTCTTTTGTGTGGCCGAATAATCCGCGGACGTATACCATCAGCTGCAAGCGGCAGACGGCGGTGCATAAGGTTCCGATGGGGGGCTTTGTGGTGCAGGATCTGGGGCGGACGGCGACGGTGATGAAGGGCGAGGGCGAGTTTTTCGGCGCGAATGCCTACAGTACGTTTCTGGAATTGCAGGCGGTTTTTCAGAAGGGCGGGCGCGGGACGCTGGTACACCCGGTCTGGCAGACGGCAGGCGCGTATTTTACGGAGCTGGAGCTGACGCAGGAGCCGAGAGACGATTATGTGGCCTATCGGTTCACATTCTGCGAAGCGCCGGGGGCTGCTGAGGAAGCGGCTGGCGATGAAGAGATGAACGGCCAGCGGTTTTATGAGCTGCGCGAAGGGCAGACGCTCTGGACCGTCAGCAATGCTTATGGACTGAGCATGACGGAGCTTTTGCGGCTCAATCCGCAGATCGCGAAGCCGAACGAAGTACAAAGCGGGACGAGGGTGCGGGTGCGATGATCGGAATTGTGACGGATTACGCGGGGAAAAGAACGGCACTGCCGGCGCTTTTGCAGTGGAGCGTCAAGCGGACAGACGGAGAGCCATGCGACAGCTTCAGCGTGCAGTTCGCGTGCGGGAAGAAGACGGCATCCAAGCTCGAGGGGGCGACGGAGTTTCAGGCAGTGGAGGCCGGGAAGGTCGTGTTCACGGGGATCGTGGACGATTTTGAGCTCCGGCTCGGAAGGGACGGGGCACTGGCTGAGATCACGGGGCGCGGCATGGCGGGAAGGCTCATGGACATGCAGGTCCCGGCAGCAGAGTATGTGACAGCGCAGCTGGAGGATATTCTGAACGCGTATGTGAGGCCCTGCGGAATTACGAAGATCGAGGCGGACGCGATGCCGCCTGTGCAGCAGTTTGTCGTGCAGACAGGTACGACGTGCTATCAGGCTTTGGCGGGGTTCTGCAGGCACAGCGCGGATATTTTTCCGCGGTTTTTGGCGGATGGGACGCTGGTGCTGCGAAAAAATGCGCTGGGGAAGCAGGTTTGGCTCGGAGAGGAAATCTTGCAGGCGCAGTATGTGCGCAACCGCTACGGTGTGGCGGCAAGGCAGGTGCTCATCAACACGAGAAACGGCAGTATGCAGGCGGCGGATTACGCGGAGTTCCAAAAACTTGGTGGCACGAGGGTACAGTACGCGGGCATGACGGGAAACAAGATCCGCGCGAGCTTCCGCACGGCAAAGCAGCGGCTGGATGATGCAAAGCGCGACGAGAAGCTTCTGTATGTGACCGCGCCGGGCGTTTTTCTGGCGGAGCCGTTGGACATGGTTTCTGTGAAGCTGGACGCGCTCGGAATTTCCGGGACGTTTACGGTGCAGGAGGCGCAGTCGGGGTGCGATGAGACGGGCGCGACTTGTACGCTTATTTTGAGGTGATGGAGATGTGGTTATCAAAACGTGTGATGGCGGAGCAAAACGCGGAGGATCCGGCGACACTCGGAACGGTGAGCATCGGAGGAAAAAATCCGGCGGTGGTCACGGACGCGGAAAAGCGGCAGGCGAAGGTCATCTCTCCGGGCGGCTATTGCTGGAACCCGGCGGCGACGGACTGTGTGCTGGTGGTGAAGGGAAATGAGCTGTATGTGGCGGGCATGCCGCAGGAGGGCACGAAGGGGCTCAGGGCCGGAGAGGTAATGCTCTTTTCCAAGGGCGCGAGCGTGAAGGTGACGAACGACGGGAAGATCCTTCTGAATGGCGATGTGTATGTGCAGGGGGATCTTTACGTGAACGGACAGAAAATGGAGGTGCCGTGAATGGAAAATCTGCTGCGAGACGGCGACTATGTGCCGAATGGCTTCGGCGGCTTTACGAGGCTTTACGGCGCGCAGGAGGTGCTGGCGAAAGCGCTTTTTAAGCTCACATGCAGGCGCGGGAGCTTTCCGTTTTTGCAGGACTTGGGCAGCAGGCTCTATGAGCTTGGGCGGCTCCGTCCGTCGGAGCGGGATGCCGCGGCAAAAATCTACTGCGAACAGGCCTTGCAGGGAATGGGGCTTACGGTGGACGAGGTGAAGCTGACGCAGCTGCCGAGCGGGCAGGCGAGCGTAGAGGTCTGGCTCACGTATCAGGATGAAAAACAGGCGTTGGAGGTGCGGATTTGAAGGAAGTAGACGAGCTTTACGGAAAGATGCTGGCGGTTTTTGAAGAGAAAACCGGATTTACGATGGACGACACGGCAGACCTTGCCGTTCGGCTGTACGCGGCGGCAGCGCAGATACAGACGCTCTACGCCTACAGCGACTGGGCGATCAACCAGAGCTTTCCCCAGACGGCGACGGGAGAGTATCTGGACTACCACGCGGCGCTGCGAGGGATCACGAGAAAGGCGGGGACGAAGGCAAGAGGCTCGCTTCGGTTCAAGCTGGACGCTGCGCGGGAGGATGATCTGACAATAAAATGCGGCACGGTCTGCGCGACGGCGGGGCTTGTCCGGTTCGTGACGACCAAGGACGGTGTCATTCCGGCGGGAGAGCTGTACGCGGATATTCCTGCGGAGGCCGAGAGCGTGGGCACGAGCGGAAATGCGGGTGCGGAGACGATCACGGTCATGACGCGCGCGCCGGAGGGCGTGTCCGGTGTGCTCAATCCGAAGGCCTTTACCGGCGGAAGCGGCGCGGAAACAGACGAGGAGCTGCGGGCGCGGGTGCTCGATAGCTTCATCCGGCTGCCGAACGGCGCAAATGCGGCGTTTTATGAGCTGCGGGCACTGAGCCATGCGGGCGTGGAGGCGGCAGTGGTCATCCCGAGAATGAACGGGATCGGAACGGTCGGCGTTGTGATCGCTGCGCCGGAGGGCGTGCCGTCGGAGGAGCTTTTGCAGCAGGTGCAGGACGATCTGGACGCGGTGCGCGAGATCGCAGTGGATGTGACGGTGCTGGCTCCCAAGGTACAGGCGGTTGGCGTTACGGCGCAGCTGCTTCCCAAAACGGGCGTGAGCTTTGAAACGGCGAAGGCAGCGGCAGAGAAAGCAGTGCGGGCGCTCTTTACGGGCGCGCTTCTTGGAAAGAGCCTTTATAGGGCTGCCATTTCCAGCGCAATTTTTGAGACGGGGACCGTGCAAAATGTGAAGCTTTTGCAGCCGGCGGCGGATATTCCGGGGACGGAGCGGACGCTCTGCAGGCTGGGCGAAGTGACGATCACGGAGGCGGAGGCATGAGCTACGGGAATGAGCTTGTAACGATACTGCGGCCGCTTGGCGTTTACAGCTTTCGGGAGGGAAGCTTTTCGCTTGCGGAATTGCAGGCGCTGGGCGCAGCTTTGGATGAGGCGGACGAGGCGCTTTCCAGGGCGCAGAAGGAAACGATTGTCAAGTCGGCGGGGGACGAGGGGCTCTCCAAGTGGGAAGCGCTGTTTCGAAGCAGGCCGCCTGCCAAGACGATCGAGGCCAGACGCGCGGCCATTGCGGGCTTTCTCCGGATCAGCGGCGACAGCTTTACGCTCGCGGCGCTCAACCGGTGCCTGTGCGCGTGCGGCGTTGCGTGCAGCGTGGAAGAGACCGGGGAGGTCAACCATGTGAAGGTCTGGTTCCCGGGTGTGATGGGCATTCCGGAGGGGTTCTCGCAGATGAAAATTATCATCGAGGACATTCTGCCGTGCCAACTGGGAATTACATATTGGTTCCGGTACTGCACATGGCAGGAGACGGAGGGCTACGGTCTCACATGGGGCGATCTGGACGCGATGACGTGGCACGGGTGGGAGACGTACCACGAGGATTAGAGGAGAAGAAGGGGGGAAGGGACGCGCCGCGTGCGGTACGTCCCTTTTGCTATGGTATTTGGCGTTTGTTGCAGCGAAAGGCTCGAGGCTTTTGCTGAAGGTAGAGACGTCTTCTTGCATTTTTTAATATCGATGATAAATGCTAAAAGATGTGCAAAGATGATACCTTATCTTCTGGAACTGCCTTTTTGTATCCGTTCTGCGTTTGCGTTCATTTGTGCCAGCGGAACGACCTAACCTTGTGCGTTTTGGTATGCCGGAAAATAATCTGATTGTCCGGCAAGAACACATCCCCAATCAGAATGTTCCGGACAGTTGAAGCGCGACATCCGCTGTTCAACAGGAAGTTAATAATCACCCAGTTGCGGTATTCGCAGAAATTGCAATCCTGCGCAGGCTTTTTCAGCAGACGCAACAGCTCCTCATCCGTATACGTCTCTTTGACCGTCTCGACCTGTTTGTAATTTGGAACATCGAGTGTCGTATAACCTTCCTTTGCGCACCAGTGCAGAAATGCGCGGAAGACGCGCAGATAACTGCTGATAGATTTTTGCGCTAACCCATTTTGACGCATCGAAACGATCATCCGGTCAAGGTCGGCTTGCCGTACTGAGCCGAACGTCATTTCTGTATCGAGATATTTTCCAATCGACTTAAAATGCGAACGGTAGGTTTCTACGGTTTTGTCCGATACGCCCTTTGCCATCTGGCTGACCACGAAATCTTCAAACGCGCCTTTCATGGACAGATTTTCATTTTCTTTTCTGAACACAATTTTCAT